AAAAATTCAGAAACACACCGGATGGAAATATTGTGGTGTGTATGCAGATGAGGCAGCAACAGGTACGAAAGACAACAGAGAACAGTTTCAGAAACTTCTTGAAAAATGCCGTGCTGGCAGCGTGGACTTGATTCTTACGAAATCCATCAGCAGATTTGCACGAAATACCGTCACATTACTTGAAACTATACGTGAATTGAAAGATTTAGGTGTGGATGTTTATTTTGAAGAGCAGAATATTCACAGTCTTTCAGCAGACGGCGAACTGATGCTGACGATTCTTGCAAGCTATGCACAGGAAGAAAGCCGTTCAGCAAGCGAAAATCGCAAGTGGCAAATCCGAAAAGACTTTAAAGAAGGCAAAATCGGGAGCATTACAATTTTCGGGTATCGGAGAAATGCTGACGGTATTCTGGAAATTGAACCCACGGAAGCAGAAATCGTTAAGATGATTTTTTCGGACTATCTTTCCGGAATGGGCGGTCTGAAAATTGCAAAGAAACTGAACGAAATGGGTATCAGAACAGCACAAGGGAATCTCTGGACATCTCCAAGAATTAAGGAATTGCTGTCCAATGAAAAATATGTCGGCGATATGCTTTTACAGAAATATTTCCGCAATAATCATATCGAAAAGAGAAAAATGCAAAACAACGGTGAACTTCCCAAATATCTGGTAGAGGACGCACATGAAGCGATTATCGACCGTGATACATTCCAAAAAGTGCAGGAGTTGATTGCACAAAGACAGTCAAAATTTTCTCATACAGGTTCAAAAAACCGCTATCCATTATCGGGAATGATACAGTGCGGATGCTGTGGAAAAAATTATCAGCGAAAAGTGTTCAAGCAAGGTTCTGCTTGGATTTGTGCCACATTTGCAAGGCGTGGAAAAAAATACTGTCCTGCTGCAAAGCAGATACCTGAAAACATTCTGCAATCCGTTCTTTGCGAGGTTTTAGGGTTGGAGAAGTATGACGACGACGCAGTTCTGAAATATATTCGGCAAATTATTGTTCCCGAACCAAACGAACTGATTTTTATCTTTTATAATGGTAAACAGGTTCAGAAACATTGGGAAAATCCGTCACGTTCTGAAAGCTGGACGGAAGAAATGAAACAAAAAGCAAAGGAAAGGAGTTTACAATGGCACGAAAAATCACAATGATTCCGCAGACCATTAATCCGCAGACACGAACGGCAATGGATACGAGAACAAAACGAAAAGTAGCAGGTTACGCCCGTGTTTCAACGGATTATGAGGAACAGATTACTTCCTACGAGGCACAGGTTGATCATTACACAAATTACATTCAAAGTCGTGATGACTGGGAGTTTGTCAAGGTCTATACAGACGCAGGCATAAGTGCGACAAACACACGGCATCGTGAGGGTTTCAATCAAATGGTGGAAGATGCACTTGCCGGAAAAATCGACCTTATCATAACAAAGAGTGTGAGCCGTTTTGCACGAAATACCGTGGATTCTCTTACTACTGTACGTAAACTGAAAGAAAAAGGAATTGAGGTTTACTTTGAAAAAGAAGGTATTTATACGCTGGACTCTAAAGGAGAATTGCTCATTACGATAATGTCAAGCCTTGCACAGGAAGAATCACGCTCCATTTCCGAAAACGTTACATGGGGACAGAGAAAACGCTTTGCAGACGGTAAAGTCAGTCTGCCATACAGCCATTTTCTTGGCTACAAAAAGGGAGAGGACGGCTTGCCGGAAATTGTACCGGAAGAAGCTGAAATTGTCCGCTTTATCTACAGAAGCTACATGAACGGTCAGACATCTTACGCCATTGCAAAAACTTTGACAGAACGCCATATTCCAACTCCGGCAGGCAAGGAAAACTGGCGGCAGTCCACGATTGAGAGTATTCTGACAAATGAAAAATACAAGGGCAGTGCGCTTCTGCAAAAGAAATTCACAACGGATTTTTTAACTAAAAAGGCCAAAATCAATGAAGGAGAAGTTCCGCAGTATTACATAGAGGAATCTCACGAACCAATAATTTCTCCGGAAGATTTTGAAGAAGTGCAGGCTGAATTTACAAGACGCAAGAAACTTGGCAGAAAATACAGCGGCAGTACGATGTTTTCTGCAAAACTGGTCTGCGGCGACTGCGGACACTTTTTCGGTTCAAAGGTCTGGCACTCAACCAGTAAATACCGCCGTGTAATTTGGCAATGCAACAACAAATTCAAGGGAGAGCATTTCTGTTCCACGCCGCATCTTTATGAGGATGAAATTAAAATACGGTTTATCTCCGCCTTTGCTGCATTTTTTCAGAACAGAGAAATGGTGCTGGAAACTTGCAGGATGCTGTTGGAGGATTTGTCCGATACTTCTGCTCTGGATACTAAAATAGAAATGCTGACCATGGAACTGAACGACATTGGTACTCTGATTCGTGAGCATATTCAGAAAAATGCGGAATCCGTACAAAATCAGGATTCTTACAACCTTCGCTACGATGAGCTGACAGAACAATACGAGAGAAAGAAAGGATTGCTCCAAAAAATGCAGCAGAAACGTATTGAGCACCAGAGTAGAATTGAATCAATGGCATCATTTCTGAGAACTCTTGAGAAAACCAACGAACCCATCGACTACTTTGATGACAGTATCTGGCGAACGACCATTGAGAAAGTAACCGTATTCCATGATGGCAGAATGGTTTTCCAGTTTGTTGACGGAACGGAGATTGAAGCATAAAGCAAGAAACCCACTATGGCATTAAGCTGTAGTGGGTGCTTTTTTTTGCTTTTCACAAGAAAACGATAGGTGGGTGCATACTGGAAAACGATAACTGAAAAAGGGTGCATTTTTACTTTGGGAGGGTGCATTTTTTGCCCACAAGAAAACGATTACTTTTCTCAAAACGCCCCAAAGTGTGAAATCAAAGCGTATTTTTCACCGAAAATCTTAAATAAGAAAACGATAAAAGCCTGAAAACAACGAAGTTTTCAGGCTTTTTGACAATGAAAATGCACCCTTATTTTGTATCAAAATAAGGGTGCAGGTATGGCAGTTTCCACTTTTGAATGGTTTCCCGGCATTCCCATCTACCATTCCAAGGATATGAAGAACTGGGAACTGTACACCCACGTGCTGACCGATGACGAAAAGGTTGACTTGAAAAAGCTGCCCTCTGCCAAAGGCATCTGGGCGCCGTGTCTGACCTACTGCGAAAAGGAAGACCAGTTCTATGTAGTCTATGGCGTGATGAACTCCATGAATGCCAGATACTTTGACGTGGACAACTTCCTTATCACTGCCAAGGACATCAAAGGTCCGTGGAGCGAGCCGGTATATCTGCATTCCTCCGGTTTTGATGCCTCCATTCTCCACGATGATGACGGCAGAAAGTACATCGTTTCCCTGGACTGGGAAACCCGTGCCGGCTATGAAAAGCCCGGTGCGATCTGCATGGTGGAATATGACCCGGAGAAGAAAGAGATCATCGGCTATCCGAAACGCATCTGGAAAGGCGGTACGGACAGAGGCTGCATCGAGGCACCGCATCTGACCAAGCGGAACGGTTACTACTATATCATGTGCGCCGAGGGCGGAACCGGTTATAACCACTGCGTGACCATGGGACGTTCTGAAAACGTGTGGGGTCCCTATGCGGGTGACCCGAAGAATCCCATTGTCACATCCAATCCGGCGGTTTCCAACGAGCGCCATGATCCGGATCACCTCAAGCCCAAGTATTACAACCCGGATGTGGTGCTGCAAAAGGCTGGCCACGGCAGCTATGTGGAAACTTCCCTGGGTGAGGTATATCTGGTGCATCTCTGCTCCCGTCCCTTTACACCGGAGCTGCGCTGCACACTGGGCAGAGAAACGGCGATCCAGAAAATGATGTGGACAGAGGATGGCTGGCTGCGCATGGCAGACGGCACGAACATTGCAAAGGAATACTGCGAAGAGAGCAGGCTGCCGGAGTATCCTGTGCCGCAGATCCCGACATTCGATGATTTCGATGGAGAAGAGCTTGGCAACTGGTACTATGCGCCGAGAATCATGCCGCAGCGGTTTGCGGATGTTACGGCTCGTCCGGGCTGGGTGAGACTGCGTGGACAGGAGGCAAGAACTTCTCTGAACAAGACCAGCATTCTTGCCAGAAAGCTGACCAGTGTCTATGCACAGATCACCACAAAAATGGAATTTGTTCCGGAGGTGCA